GTGGGCAACTGAAAGACAAAAGAATACTCGATACATAGTTAATCTTAACGATTACGAATTAGGCGAACAGGAATAAAATGGCAGATATTAAGGCTATCGCACAGCGTGTAGATGCCATGAAGCATCGCGCTGCAGATCGCGATAACAGCATGGCTAAAATCCTCATGGTGCGTAAAGGTGAGATGGCAAACGTCTTTCCAGATATGTTCCCTGCTGATTTGCCACATGCAATGGTTGCAAACTTCATTGACGTCGCAGCACGCGACTTAGCAGAAGTGCTTGCCCCACTGCCATCAATTAACTGTTCTACTACAAATGTAACATCAGATGGAGCGCGTGCTTTTGCTGATAAGCGAAGCATGATTGCAAACAACTATGTCTACACATCTCGTCTACAGACTCAGATGTACCCAGGTTCAGACCAGTACTTCTCATATGGATTCTTGCCAATCCACATTGAGCCAGACTGGGAAAACGATATGCCACGTATTCGCGTGGAAGATCCTACTGGTGCCTATTATGAGCGTGACCGTTTTGGACGCGTAATAGCCTATGCTAAGCGTTATACAAAGTCAATTGGTGAACTAGCAAATGAATTCCCTGAGTACGCAAATGTCATACTAGGTGTATTTGGATATGATCAGAACCTCAACCAAGAAGTTGAGATTATCCGCTACATGGATAAAAAGAATATTATCTTGTATGTTCCTTCACGCAAGAATCTAGTTCTAAGTCAAGCAAAAAACCCAATGGGTAAGATGACAGTTCTCATCGCAGAACGTCCATCCATTGATGGTCAACCACGAGGACAGTTTGACGATGTTGTATTCGTGCAACTTGCTCGTGCACGTTTTGCAAACTTAGCCATGGAAGCGGCTGAAAAGTCCATCCAGGCTCCGTTGGTAGTACCTGATGATGTTCTGGATATGCCTATGGGTCCAGATGCAATCATCCGTACAAGCCAACCTAATGGTGTTGGGCGTGTCCGTTTGGACATTCCCGCTGCTACTTTCCAGGAGCAATCAGCACTCCAATCAGAATTAAGACTTGGTGCTCGATATCCTGAGGGTAGAACTGGAAACATTGACGCTAGTGTTATCACTGGTCAAGGTGTCCAGGCATTACTTGGTGCATTCGATTCTCAGATCAAGGCTGGTCAAACAGTTATTGCTGAGGTTCTAGAAGATGTTATCAAGTTATGTTTTGAAATGGATGAACTCCTTTTCAATGTTAAGAAGAGCGTCAGAGGCGTAGCGCAAGGCACACCGTACGAGTTAAAGTACTTGCCAAGCAAGGACATTAAGGGCGATACTTCGGTAGAAGTCCGATATGGCTTGATGGCTGGATTAGATCCTTCGCGTGCTCTGATTTTCTCACTACAAGCACTAGGTGCAGACCTAGTATCAAAAGACTTCATTCGTCGTGAGTTGCCATGGGCTGTTAATGTCACAATGGAAGAACAACGAATTGAAATCGAAAAGATGCGAGAGAACCTTACAGCAGCAATTACAGCAAGCGCACAAGCAGTGCCAGCCATGGTTGCTCAAGGTCAAGACCCATCTAAACTTATCCAGAATATTGCTGACGTCATTGAGCGTCGTCGTAAAGGGGATAGTATCGAGTCTGCTGCGTTGGCAGTGTTTAAGGTTGAAGAACCTGAACAGCCAGCACAGCCAGAAATGGCTCCGCCAGGCGCACAAGGCCCAGTTGAACAAGCGCCCCCGTCCCCAGCAGTTCCTGGACAACCTTCTGGCGGGGCCCCTCAACAAGGAGCACCAGCAGATTTAGCGACAATGTTAGCAGGACTAGGGGGATAAAGTGGCTACTCAACGTAGAAAGCCTTCCCCTAAAAAAATCCAGACAGTTGACTCAAATGAGTACAATCGTTTAGAAGTTTATTGTATCTGGCTAAATGAATATTATAATGCACTTTTAAGAGCAGGCTTTAAATCAGATGTTGCTATGGGTCTTATTGTAGACAAATCATCATATCCTGATTGGGTAAGTTTTAGATTACCTAGCGAATCACAAATTTCAAATTACTTAGACGAGGATGAAGACTAATGGCTGTTAATGAAGTAGTCTCAGGTGTGGGCGCTGATGCAAAGCGTACAGACAATAACGTATCATCTCGTGTAGCAAAAATTCAAAGAGAAGCAAACGTACAAAATGCAAGCGGTGGTACATACGGAAACCGTGCAGATTTAAACAGTATTGCTGGTGCTGCATCTACGAAGGTAAAGACTGCTACACCTACTCCTATGCCTGGAGGACCTGTAGTAACATCAGGTGTTTCTGCTAATGCATTTGCTCCTGGTACAGGAGATGTTAATCCACTATCTGATGGTTCTAGAATTGGTCCTGGCCGTGATGCTACTGCACAACCAATTCCTGTAAATACACCAAATCCTGATTCTATCTTTGTTCGTGCTTTAGCGGCATCAAATCCTGAGTCTCGTCAATTGATGATGATGGTAGAAGCATACAACGAGATGGAAGCCGATTAATGGCAGGTATTGAATCTGTTATTAAGAACTCCATCGCAACTCGTAAGACTCCTGCACAACGTCTTATTGATGCACAGATGGGTAACATAACTCCAGAAACTTTTGGTAACTTTAGCGCTATCTCAAACAAGTACCCTGGAATGTCAAAAGATTTAGTTATAGCAATGGTTCGCCAAGGTTATAATGTTAATACTCCTGGTCTTGATAAGATTACAACAATGGACGGTCTTGCAGCACTTAAGACTGATGCCTTTACTGTTGATAAAATCAAGAAGAAAGTTGAACCTAAACGAGGCATTCTTGGTACTGTACAGAATGCATTTGATGAGATTGTCTATGACCCATTTAAAGGTGCTACTCGTTTAACTTTTGCTGCATTGAGATCACCATATGATGCTCTTACAACAACAGCACGCAATATCACAGCGTTAAGTCGTGGTGAAGATATTAGTGCAGGCGACATCATAAGTGGTTTAGGTATAGGAAGTGAAAGTACTCTACTTGGTCAAGCCATACGTGGTGGAGCATCTGTTACTGGTGGTCTTAAAGGACAAGGTGAAGGCTTCTTTATCACGCCTCAAACTAAGGTTGGTAAAGCACAGGCACGTTCAATGGCCGAGTACGGTCTTGTTAATGGTAAATCATACACAATAGGTCGTGGAATTTTTAACGGCGTGGGTATGAATCCCGAAAGTAACGCTTATAAAGTAATGAGCGGTATACTTGATGCAACACTTAACGTTGCTGCTGACCCATCAACTTGGTTTGGACCTGGTGCTGTAACAAAGATTGTATCCCAGGGCAAAAAAGTTACTGAATTTACCAATGAACTTGCCAGCGTAACTAAGTCTGGCTTTGATGCCTCAGCAAAAGAGGCTATAGATGAACTTGAAAAAACTGGACAGATTCTAGTTGACAAGCAGAATAAGAAAATTTCTAGCCCATACAAGCGCTATGCAACTCAGGTTAAGAAAAAAGAACAAGAAATTATTGCTGCTGAGAAAAAGATTACTAACTCACAGATTAAAACTGTTCAAACACTACTTAACTCTGAGAAAAAGTACTTTGCTCTTGAGGCTGCAGATGATACAGTTCAATCAACCCTAGGATCTAAGTCAATTGCTGACTGGTTTATCAATAATCCTAAGACTCAAACAGGTGAATTGAGCCAAGCAGTTGATCGTCTTGCTGCAGACATGAAAAACACTGGTGGATTCTTTGATGGTCACATTATACTTGATGAAGTTCCTCAGTATGGTGTCATAAGTGCAGGGGCACATGGTGCAGATGAGTATGCAGTAACTGCCAACTCTACAAAGAAGTTAAATCTTCTTGATATGTCTGATACATTTGTTAACGCACCAGAAAATATCCGCATTAATGAAAGCGGTCTTCGTCAAAAACTTGCAGATGAACTAGATAAACTAGGCAAGAACGTAAACGAACCAGAGTTTAGAGTATATAACCAACTATCTACTGCATTACGCGATGAAGTATCTAACCTAGATGGTTTTGTTGGTTCACTATTTGGTGTAGGCGACGAATTAGTTGCTGGTAAAAGCCTAGGAACTCTCATTGGTGAAGTTGCTGCCATGAGTAACCCTATTGTAATGAGCAAAATTGCTGATCTAGTCCAAGATATATGGAAAGTTGACGGCTTTACAAACGTCCGTTCTATCTATGGCGAAACTGGTGGAGTTGTAATCACCAAGGGTGAGCGTATTGCAGCCACACGTGCTGAAATTGGTAATGCGGCGGCAGAAATTGTTGATCCAACTAACTTAGGTCCAAATATGCTTAAGTTGATGGAGTCTATTTCTGATTCCAAGGCTAGCCTTGCTGCTCGTCAGAACGAATTAGATGATCTTGTTAATAAGCAAATTGATTTAGAAGATAAAGAAAACTGGTTTAAACTGCTTCAACAGAAAGCAAACCAAGACCCAGAGATTCTTAAAGAACTTATCCAAGATCCAAACAATGTTGGTATTAAAAAACTTCTTGAACTTGAACTAGATATTGCTAACAATAACGTCTTTAAAGAATCAGTACGTGCTCAAATTGGCATAACTGATAACTTTATGGGTAACATTGGTACTGACTTCTCTAAGCCATTAAAGTTCCTTCTTGGTCGTCAGTTTGAACCTATTGCTGAATTGATCGCAAAAGAAACAGATCCAGTACGTCTTAGACGCCTATTTGGTCGTAAGTTAGATGATAACTTAATTAATGAACTTACTCAGGCAACTGACAAGGATGAAGTGTTCAAGGCATTCCTTAATCAGTTCACACCAGGTGCAGATCCTCTTGCAATTAAGCAAGGACTATCTGTAGGTGCAAAGATTGCTACTAATCCTGTTGCTCGCATGGTTCCTGGCGTTAATATGAACGCTATTAAGTATGCTGAAAACATCAATAAGTCTCTTGGTCGTTTCTATATTCGCTCAACAGCATTAAACCTAAATGACCTAACTGGTCTTAACAATGGCGTAGAAGATTGGATTAGTTCTGCTGGACTAAGACGTATTCTTCCAAAGAATGCTCAAGAAACAATTATTGCTAATACACAACGCTCCATCTTTGCTGCTACTACAAATGCTGAGCGTGCTGCTGCAGTATCCAATGGTATTGGAAATGTAATTGAAGAAGTTGCTAAAACTTTAGATTTAACAGCAGATGATATCTTAGAACTTAAAAAGGTCGCTAAGGTCAATAGCAAAGAAGAGGCTCTTATCAAGAGTTACTCATTAGACAATGTACTTGGTAATAAGGGTGCTGGTCTTATTGTTGCTGGTGGTAAATCTGTTCGCCTTGAAAAAGGTATTCTTGAGGCACAGTTAGCACAAGATGTTATTAACCTACCAGATACACGTGCTTTTAATGCAGCAGTAGTTGGATATAAAACTAATCTTCCGCTTTATGGTAAGGCTAAGTCTACCAAGGTTCTTCTTGAAGAGGCTGGTGACTTGTGGCGCACAACACAGTTAGTTGGGCGTGTATCTTACATTTTGCGTAACGTTGCAGAAATGCAGATGCGTCAGTTCTTCTCAGGACATAACACTTTATTTAACAGTCCTATGGCATTCATCTCAATGATGATTGCAAATCCAGAGGGTAATGCTTTCCAGAAGGCTCTTGTAGGTCGTTCTAAGTATAGCGTAAACGCACTAGGCGATTTGATGAAGTCAACAGATGCAGAAATTGAGTTTTCAAAATCAGTAATTGCGCGTCAAGCAATCACCAACCGTTCATCATCAACTGCTGACTACGGTAAAGCAGGACGTAGTTTAAACATATTTAAGGCTTATGAAGTTGTTGAAGCAGGACATCCTGATTATCTATCAGCATTATCCTATACAATTAATCAGTTCTCAGCAGATAAATTTATACCTGATGTTATCGCAGTTCTTAAAAAAGGAACTCCTAACGCCAAGGCAGAATACGTAGATAACTTAATCAATACATTTGATGAGCCAAACAATAAACTACGTGAATTTGCATCTGCTATATTTGAAGATAACGATGGTATGCGTGAGATTCTACTTATCAACCCAGGTAAAGAAACTGGTGGCGGAGTAGTAAAATCAAACATGAACCGAGAGAATATATTAACTTGGTTATTTGATGAGGCACAAGGTGACAGCGTTGCTGGTCAATTAAACCTTCTTGCTGGTCAAGGTGCTCAAAGAAGCATTGTATTAGATTTGATTCAAAACGGAGAAGTACTTGTTACAAACAGCGCTGGTAAAGTTGTTAAACTAAGAACACCTTACCGTCAACAGGGCTTAACCACTGAGCAGGTACTTGCTGCAGAACAAAGTTTTACAAAGCAAGTTGCTTCAACATTTAAGCCAGAACAGATGGCTGGTTCAAGAGCAACAAACGTTATTGAAAAAATGGGTGGTGGTCCTGGACTAACTCAGGCTAGAAGATTTACAGACTGGTTCTTTGATGTTGCAGCCCGTGTTGAAAGCAAGGCTAACTTTGGTCCTGAGTTCGATGCTGCGTATTGGGACTTTATTGCAGGGTATGCAGACATGCTACCAACTACAGAGTTAAAGACATTACAGAGAAACGCTCAGAAGGCTCTTGCTCCTACAGCAATTGGTGGTCGTAAGATCCTTGGTCGCAAGCCAGCAGGACTTCGTACAATTGAAAACACACTTAAAAAGCGTCTTAATAATCCTGATTATGTACACCAAGGTGGAGCAACACTTAAGACTCTTGACTCAATGGCTGCAGCGGATGCATCTAACTATGTTAAGAATCTATTCTATGATGCTGCAAAGCAGAAACAGTGGGCTAATGCTGCTCGTCTAGTTGCACCGTTTGCTCAGGCACAGTACAACACCATTGGAAAGTGGGCAGAACTTACTTGGTCTAACCCACGTCCAGTATATAGATTTGGTAAAGCATTTGATTCTCTAACTAAAGAGGGTTCAAATGTAATTTATGATGTTACTAATATGACAT